AGTAAGATGTTTGTGTCACAGGTTGACTACGAATACGCACAGAGATTGTGGCTACACATACAGGATGATGTCAGTACACACAAAGCCAACCACACATTCAAGGTGCTGAAGCTAGTCTGGAACGAGGGTTTACGCGCGGGAAAAGTTAAAGCTAACCCGTTCTCTCTGGTCAGGATACCCAAGCTACCGGACAGGCAGGTCATGTGGACCGTCGATCAGATCAAGGGCATGGTGAAGTACTGTGATGAGCAGGGCTACCCTAGCATGGGTACTATGATCGTCATGTGTTACGAGTTCTGCCAGCGTCCGGTGGATGTACGCACTATGAAGTGGTCTAACATCGACGGGCGTACTGGTGTGTCTAACTTCATCCAGCAAAAGACCGGCAAGCAGATGTCTATCAAAGTCACCAACGCCGTTCAGGATAGGTTACATCTACATCAGCACCGTAACTCAGACGATTACATCTTCGCATACGAGAATACTGGGCGTCCATACACTCAAGATCGCTGCAATAAGTTCTTTCGTAAGCTGGCTGACGGTTACGGGCTACCTGAAGTACCTCTACACAGCCAGTTCAATAAAGATGGCAGTCAGATGTATTCTACCATCTGGTTAGCTGACTTACGACGAACTGGTATAACCCATGCCAGTCAGTCTGGCTGCTCTGACAGAGAGCTAATGGCTTTATCAGGCCACAAGAACCCTCAGATGCTGGTTGTATACGCAGTAGAGGGCGAGATTGAATCCACGAATGCAAATATAAAACGAGGACTATTATAAATGGATCACGAACAAATTACTGTTCAGTATGTGCGGCACTCCGGTGATGACCTCTCAGTCGTAGACGCGGCTAGAGTGAGCTATGACGATAAGAGTGAGGCTCTGGGTTATACGGGTAAGGAAGGTGGCCCAATGATCCCTGAGTTACACGACAGGGATAAGAAGCTCATTCGGTATTTGGCTGACCATAAGCACTACTCACCATTCAACCATGCCTTCGTCACTTTCCGGTGTACCGCGCCGTTGTTCGCTATGGCTCAACTAAAAAAGAGCGAGTACATGCCGTGGAATGAGATAAGCCGCCGTTACGTGGACAGTGAGCCTGAGTTCTACTGGCCTAATGAATGGAGAGGCCGTCCTCGCAAGGGTAACTCCAAGCAGGGTAGCGAGGGCCACATCACTATCTCCGACGATATCATAGAGGATTCCTATGACGGCGCTATGATCAGCTACCGGACGCTACTGGACATAGGTGTAGCTCCAGAGATGGCTCGCATGGTTCTACCGCAGTCGATGCTATCATCATGGATCTGGAGCGGCAGTCTTAAAGCTATCAGCAAGATGTGCAGCCTACGGTGTGCCGCTGACACGCAGTATGAGAGCCGTGTAGTAGCCAATCAGATTAGCGACATCATGCGAGGGCTGTTCCCAGTTAGCTGGGCTGCGCTGATGGGAGAGGCTTACCCGTATATACGCCCAATGAGTGACGAGGAGAGGCAGAGAGCCAAGGAGAGGGCGGCATGAGTAACGAAATCAAAATCACAGAACTGGAAGAGCATGAGGATGGGTCAGCGACTATACAGCTAGACCTTAGCCCTGAAGTCTTCGCAGAGATATTCCAAGCCGGTTTCATAGCCTTGGTTAAGCGAGGTCTAGATGAAGAAGAGGAGTTGTAATGATTAAGCTCTGTTATTACTGCTCACGTACCGACCAGCTACTGGCACATAAGACTATTGAGAAGTCGGTGGCTGAACGAGAGCTTAATAAAAACCGAAGCTCTCAGTTCTACATTCACTTGGAATCGATAGATGGTTACTAACTTAAATGGCAAAAATGGCAGACTGCCACTCTGGAATCTGCCATGCCACTTTACCCCAGTCAGAGGCATTTTATTGTTTAATATCAGTAATTTGGCTCCGGCGGTAGGGATCGAACCTACGACCAATTGATTAACCGTACCCATTGATTTCATTGGATAATTCGGGATATCTGCAAAATGCCTGTTAACACTAATTGTTTTTATATGCACCTAATTAAGTGTTGACAGATGCGAATAACTGTATAAGCTAACGCTGTCTCTTTGGAGAGGCAGAACCCCAAACCAACTACCAACCAACTACTATGAGTGACCAATGACCTACCTCGAACAACTAGAAGTCATCAAGACTATCCCCATAAGGGAAGGAGACACTAAAGTAATCCAGTGTCCTTTCTGTGGCGGCTTAAAGAAGCTGTCTGTTTCTAAAGTAGACGGCCAATTAAAGTGGTATTGCTTTAGAGCCTCCTGCAATGGCAAAGGTATCTATCAAGGCAAGAGAAGCTTACAGGCAGCTAAGAACTATCTAGCAGATGCAGTACAGCAAAAGACTAGAGAGCCGAAGCCTATTCCTTTGATCACTACACCAGCCCGTAATCATCAGCCAGCACTCGACTACCTAGAACAGAACAACAGTCTAGAGGCTTACGAAGCTGGATACATAGATGTCCGATACGCACCGGCAGAGGACAGAGTATTATTCTGCACAGACACAGGCGCTGTAGGTAGATCTCTAAAGAAGTACGGACCTAAGTGGCTGACTTATGGTGTGCTTGAAGAGGGCATACACGTAGGAAATGGATCAACAGCCGTTCTTGTTGAAGATACACCGTCAGCCTGTAGTGTGAGTAGAATTGACGGCTTTGTAGGAGTTGCTTTATTAGGTACTCGAATAAGTAGTTGCCTAAAAAAGTCTCTAAATAAATACAGTGCCTGTTATTTAATCCTTGACAAGGATGCATCGTCTAAGTCTATAACCATCTGTAAGAGTGTAAGTCGAAGTTTACTTGTTAGGCTAACTGCTGTGGACTTAAAGAGACTATCAGTTAACCAGCTTGTAGGGGTGTTAGATAATGCGCTTTAAAAAATTTAACATTATACCTAAGCCCCGTCGAGAAAACATGGAGCATAGGTTTAGTGGCTCTTATCTTTTAAAACCTTACGGCGCGGATCATAGAAAATATATAAAACTCCTGAGTAAAAAAATTCTTAAATCGACTTCTGACTGGGCTGGCTTTCATATTTGGTGTAGCCCTGTAGTTCCATTAGCACCGCCTTCCATACAGTTCCTTAAATAATTAAACCTTAACGCAGAGGACAACTGCGCAATCAACAACCCATCGTCGAAGTCACCTGTACCGACGTTAAACTAAAGGAATGGTATCCATGAAAGCTAGAGGCATAGCAATAATTGATCTAGAAATCGACGGCGGCTTTAAGGAAGCTGCCGCAGAAGAAGTAGCACTGGAAAATCTGATAGCAGACTACGTGAAAGGCAACAGCCGTGTAGTACACTATCAAGTTGAGCTTAGAGAGAGACGGGGTGAACCCGGATCAGTAGATCTGAGCAAGATGAAGTTCAGAGCTAACTAGCTAAAATTAAACGAAAAAGAAATTAAGCCCTATCTTCGGATGGGGCTTTTTTTATTCTATTGGCTGTGTTACAATAGCACTTTATTAATACAATAACAGCTAAGAGAGTTAAATGGACCAATCATTACTTAAAAGCTGCCTCAGTAATTCTTTCTATAGAGAAAACAAGGCAAAGCTAAGACCATCCCTTTTCGATGACACACTTAAAGAAGTCTACACAACCATCGTATCGATGCACGATACATTTGATAAAGACCTTACCCCACTAGAATTATTCAGCTACTGGAAGGCAAAGAACCCCACCAGCACAGGCGCTTGGACAGCCGACATCCAAGACTTAATCAACTCAGTATCCAACGCTGAAGAGATAGATGATGTAGTCGCTGTTGATGTAATAGAAAATCTATGGCGTCAGCACATAGGTCTCGATATAGCCACCCTTGGAATAAAGATGTCTGAGGGTGATGCCTCTGCAATGGACTTACTTAAGTCTCTGCTAGATCGCGTCTCTGAAGGTTACATGCCTGATGACTTTGCTGATGAAGTCACTGATGACATCGATGAACTACTAGCCGTTGTCAGTAATGATAACCGCTTCAAGTTCAACATCCACACACTTTCTAGAGAGGTCTACGGCATTGGTAGAGGTGAGTTTGGTGTTATAGCTGCCTACTCTAATGTAGGTAAAACTGCGTTTGCTATTAGCCTATGCGCTGCACCGGCAGGTTTCTGCGCCCAAGGTGCTAGAGTGGGCTACATAGCCAATGAAGAGATTGGTAAGCGTACCAAGTTACGTGCGGTACAAGCATATACCGGCATGACTAAGGATGAGATTGCTTTTGACTCTCGCGGAGCCGCTGCCCGTTACGCAGGTATTAAAGAGAGGCTGACCTTTGTCGATGCTCAAGGCTGGGATATCCAGATGCTTGAGGCTTACCTGAATAAGAAGAAGTTCGATGTGGTCATCGTCGATATGGCCGACAAGATCGCTCTCACTCAGCAATTTAACTCTGGGCATGAACGCCTGAGAGAACTCTACTACCGTCTACGTGAGGCCGCTAAGAAGTTCGACTGCGCTATACTAGGACTATCGCAAGCATCGGCTGAAGCTGAAGGCAAGACCCGTATTACCATGTCGATGATGGAAGGTAGTAAGCTTGGTAAGGCCGCTGAGAGTGATGTCATGCTTGGCATAGGCCGAATGAATGATCCTGATAATCCTGATGACCCTAGCAGATGGATCACAGTGATGAAGAATAAGATCAGTGGCTGGCACGGTACAGTACTTTGCAACCTGAACTCACAGACCTCACGCTATGAAGTGTGATGATCTGCCGCCGCACCTTGCGCTGCTTCTGGAAGAAGTTGGTGTAATTAACCCCAAGCCTGAGCCGCAGCCGGTAGTGCGTGACCTCTCATTTAAACGTCCAGAGTTGGACGAGAATGGAGAGCCGCCGTGGTAAAATGGTTAGTATTGGATTTAGAGACAACGGTCCAAAGAGTGGATGGCCGTATAGATAACAGCCCAAAAAACCCCGACAATCGGTGTGTGTCTGCTCACTATGGTTGGCTTGGGCTGGAGACTGTGGATGAGGTTAATACAGACCTGTGGCATCACAATGAGCTACAGTCGCCTGATGGGATAGACCGCTTAAAGCAGCACCTCGCTGAAGCTGACGGTATGATATGCCACAACGTGAAGTTCGATGCTGAGTGGCTGCTAGAGATGGGCTTTGAGTTACCGCCTATCGTCAGAGACACAATGATAACAGAGTACTTGTTAGCCAAGGGCCAGCGTAGGCTGCTCAGTCTGAAGGAGAGCGCCCTACGGCGTAAAACTGAGAGCTTAAAGAAGTCTGACTTAGTCGATGAGCTATTCAAAGGCGGCACATGCTTCTCTGAGATGCCTCTGGATGTAGTAGTCGAGTACGCAGAGGCTGACGTTAAGGCCTGTGGTGAGTTGTATATCGCGCAGCAAGACATTTTAGCCCGTGAACATAATCAATCGCTCAAGAAGGTAATACCCTTTATGAATGAAATGCTCCTGTTCCTCTGCGAGATAGAGATGAACGGAGTCAAGATCGATAGAGATGCTCTGGCAGAGGTTGAGGCGCAGTTTGCCGCAGAGAAGGCTACTCTAGAGATAGACCTCAAGCGTATTGTTGAACAGGTGATGGGTGACACGCCTATCAATCTAAATTCTGGTGATGATATGACCAGAGTGATCTACTCGCGGGAAGTCATCGACAAGGCCATACACAAGCAGACGTTTAACATCGGAACCAACGAAGCCGGTAAGTCACTCAGGCCACCTTTCGAGTTCATCAAGTATCCTAATAAGTTTGTAGACGCAGTACGGACCACCACAAGAGTTGTGATGAAGCAGTCTGCCTCACAATGTCCTGACTGTGGCGGCTCAGGTACTATCCAGAAGTACAAGGTCAAGACGAAAACTAAGTTAGGTAAGAAGTATCGTGTGCAGGGTGAGCCGTATAAGAATATGTCACGGTGTGCTGTATGTAATGGCGTAGGAGCGATATACACCTCGACGGGCGTAGTTGCTGGCCTGAAGATGGCCCCTAGTACAGCCTACGATGCCAGTATCGGCGGGTTTAAGTCTGACAAGGTTACTATACAGCGTCTGATTGAACAGGCAGAGCGTAAGAATAATGCTACAGCCGTAGAGTTCCTGACTAAGCTTTCTCGCCTGAGTGCTGTGTCTGTTTATTTAGATAGCTTTGTGGCCGGTATTAAGAGAGGTACTCGCGCAAGCGGCTTTCTCCACGCCAACTTCAATCAGTGCATTGCCTCTACGGGTAGACTGTCGAGCGGCGGCGGTATGTCGTTGAACTTACAGAACCAGCCTAAGAGAGGTTTTCCTGTTCGTAAGTGCTTTGTCAGTCGGTTCCCAAACGGTCTCTTGATCGAGTCGGACTACTCCGCGCTTGAATTTAGAACGGCGTGTGAGTTGTCGAGAGACAGTCAAGGCTTGGCAGACGTACTAGAGGGCAAGGACATACACAGACAGACTGCGAGTATCTGCCTTCAGAAGCCGCCTAACGAAGTCAGCAAGGATGAGAGGCAGGGTCACAAGTGGGCCAGCTTCCAGCCACTATTCGGTGGCACTGGGGCAGGTCAGCCTGAGCATATCAAGGCCTACTTTAGTCGCTTCTACGAGATTTATGAGGGTATATACGGCTGGCATCAGTCGCTAATGAATGGCACTTTAAAAAATGGCACAGTTACCACACCTAGTGGCCGTCAGTATTTCTGGCCGAATGTAACTAGGACTAAGGCAGACAGGGTATCGAATGCCACTCAGATACTTAATTATCCAGTGCAAGGCTTCAGCGCAGACTTAGTTCAATTAGCCTGTATAAGAGCGTTTAGACTGTTTAAGGAGAGAAAACTGCAATCAAAACTGATACTTACGGTACACGACAGTTTGGTGTGCGATACACATCCTGATGAAGTGGGTCAGGTCAGAGAAATACTCACAGAGGCCATGACTAAGGTCAGCGAAGAGTCGAAAGAGCGGTTCGGCTACTCCCTTGTAGTGCCTCTCGACATAGAAATAAGTCGCGGTAAAAACTGGCTAGATCAAGAAGAATATGTTTGATTACCGCGCTTAACTAATGTATAATGTAAGTTCACTTTTAAGGAAATAAGTATGACTGACTTAGTATTACAAGATAACAGCTTAACGATTGAAGAAATTAGCGCACAATTAGGTGCTTCCTCTACATCATCAGGGCCGTCAATCCCTGCGGTAGGAATGAATTATGATGGCGAAATGGGTCCAATGGGCGCATTCTATTTGAAGACCGGCCAAGACCAAGTCTACGCCACGGAGAACGTAAGGTTTAGGGCATTCAGTAATCACATACAGTTCCAGCACTGGGGTGACGATGGTCTAGTAAACAAATCCTTACTGATAAAAAATCAACGCGAGGAAGCCCGTGATCAATTGGGCGGTATCATGTGCGGTATGCCTACTTATGATCAGTCTATTCAAATGTCTCCTCAAGAACGTGAGCAGTATAAGGACATTGATCGATACCGTATTGTTAGAGGTATAATTAACTATACAGGCACAACCTCGGATGGCCGCGAGGTTACTATCGAAAACCAGCCTTGTATAATGTCTCTTAAACGTAAGAATTACGGACCTTTCTACCATGATGTTTTGAAGAAGCTTCCCCAAGGAGTAAACCTTTGGGATTTTGAAAGCATTTTGTCTAAAGATACTCAAACAAACTCATACGGAAAGAAGTACTACGTCATGCACTTTGCTCCACAGTTTGGTAGTCCAATCCCAATGGACCAACTGACTTACGACAGCTTGGCTCATGTAACTGGCCTCATTGCCTCTGAGAATAAGCGGATTGAAGAGTCTTATAAAGAAGCCAGTATGCAAGCCATCGATGAGGCTGAAGCTGCCCGAATTATGGATGAGGTTAATCCCTTAGAAGCGGATTACCGTGTATAATGGGCATAGTCGAAGGCATGTCAAACGAGGTGTATCACTCACAGAGTGGTATATCCTCAACAGCCGTTAAGACGGTCTATAAGAAGTCTCTTGCCCATTGGAAGGGCGAGAAACGCAAACAGACATCTGCTTTCTCTATGGGGTCTGCCGTTCATGCTCTACTGCTAGAAGAAGATCGTGATTTAGTGATCAAGGGGCCGAAGACTAGGTCGTCTAAAGGCTTCAAGGAGCTTGAGGAGAACGCTGAAGATGATCAGGTAGTGCTTACTGAAGTAGAGTATCACGTAGCACACCGCATGGCGCAGGAGACCTTGAAGAACGAGACCTGCCTAACTGCTCTACGACATCAAAACCGTAAGAATGAGGTCTCTATATTCGCTGAGTGTGAGCGTACCGGCTTGATGCTTAAAACAAGGCCAGACCTCTACATTCCTACAGAGGGTACGGTTTATGATGTTAAGACTACGCAAGATGCCAGCCCTATAGGGTTTGCACAGGAGTGCTGGAAGTACAGTTACGATATACAGGCAGCATTCTATTTGTATGTGTGTAATTTAGCTGGAATCTTAGTAGAACGCTTTCATTTTCTTGCAGTGGAAAAGTCGGCTCCATACGCCAGCCACATGCACGTAGTTAGTCCAGAGCTACTAGCGAATGCCACGGAGCGTATGCATAGGACACTGGCTGTCATTAAGGATGCTAGTGATAAGGAAGATTTTGGTACTGGGTGGGGCGAGTATACAGTCCTAGACCTCCCGAAGTGGCTATAACCCCACAGAGTGCCAAAGCGAAGGGCCGAAGACATCAGCAATGGGTCAGAGATAAAATTCTCGCTCTCTTTCCCAAAACACTCCTCCCAGATGATGTCCGAAGTACTTCTATGGGCGCTGGCGGTGAAGACATACAATTAAGTACAGCCGCCAGACGCCTGTTCCCATATAGCGTAGAGTGCAAGGCATTTAAATCATTCGCAGTCTACAAGGTGATGGACCAAGCGGCAGACAACTGTCCAAAGGGTGCGGAGCCAATCGCCATTATTAAAGCTGATCGCCAAAAACCTTTGGCTGTCATGGATGCAGACCACTTCTTTAAATTGATTGGGAAAAATAGTGCCAAAAGTAAATCTTCCAGAAAATAGTATACACGTAATGATTACTCTTAACCCTGACGATGGCAGCATGACCCTGTCCAGCCAAGGAAACATCCCCGAAGACTTAGACCCTAACTACGTTAAAGCCATGATGGATATATCCAATGGCCTCTGCATGATTTTGGAGAACGGTGTCGAGTATCTAGCCACAACCGGCTCCATTCTAACTGCCTTAGAAGAAGAGATGAGTGAAGAGGTGGTCTTTGAGCCTGATGATGAGCTTCTGGATGCAGTGTCTGACGCCAAGATTATAGATTTTAGCAAGAAGGTGCATTGATATGAACGCTCGCAGTAAAAAAATGACCTACGAAGATCATCTTCGGGATTATCCAATTGATGAAGATCCTATGCCCATCATGGATGTGGTTCATAAGCCTCCGCACTACAATACTGCTGGTATAGAGTGCATCGACGCAATGGCGGCTATGGTAGACGGCGCTGGGGTTGCGCCTCACGCCGCCTACTGTTGGCAGAATGCTTTTAAGTATATGTGGAGATGGCCTTACAAGTCTAAGCCTCTGGAAGACCTCAAGAAAGCCCGTTGGTATCTAAACCGGTTGATTGAGGAGCTTGAAGAATGATCACTCAGGAAGATATCGACGCTGTGGCTGAACTAGCAGAGCCACTACCACAGGCTGGCCTACACGATATGCCAGATGATTGGGATAAACACAGACATCTCTCGCCTCTGGAAATGGTCTCTGACTTCGCATCCCGAATGGAGCAGCCACTGGGCGAGAAGTGGAAGTTCAGCAAGAAGCTGGAAGATTTTCGCTGGGATATGATTCAGGAAGAATACGGGGAAGCTTTTGATGAAAGCTGCAACGGCAATAATCCCGAAAACATGCTCAAGGAATTAGCTGACCTTGTCTACGTGATCTACGGATACGCAGCCACATACGGCTGGAATTTAGACAAGGCAGTTCGCCGTGTACACCGCTCCAATATGAGCAAGCTGGGCTTAGACGGCAAGCCCCTGAAAGGACCAGACGGCAAAGTGCAGAAGGGTCCGAATTATAAAAAACCAACACTAACGGATCTTGTGGAGACCAATAATGAGTAACCTATTACCAACCGACTACCAGACCTTTATCGCAACCAGCCGCTATGCTAGGTGGCTTGAAGAAGAAGGCCGCAGAGAGACATGGGCAGAGACAGTATCTCGCTATATGGATAACATCGTAGAGCCTTTAATAAACAGTCAGGACAGTGAGTCTAACTTTATTATAGCTAACGAAATAGAACAGGCCATCCTTAGCTTAGAAGTGATGCCTAGTATGCGGTCAATGATGACTGCAGGGAAGGCGGCTGCGCGAGATAATACGTGTATGTATAATTGTAGCTATCTAGCCGTAGATGACCCGAAGGCCTTCGATGAGGCTATGTTTATTTTGCTCTGTGGTACTGGAGTAGGTTTTTCTGTCGAGAGACAGTATATCAATAATCTCCCTGAAGTTCCTACGCTCTTCGACAGTGATACTATCGTCATGGTCAGGGATAGTAAGGAAGGATGGGCCAAGGCTTTCCGACAAGTTCTTGCTCTCCTGTGGGCTGGTGAAATTCCTAAGTGGAATGTGGAAAAAGTTAGACCGGCTGGTGCGCGACTAAAGACATTTGGGGGCAGGGCGTCTGGCCCAGCGCCGTTGGTTGATCTGTTTAACTTTGCGGTTACTACGTTTAAAAATGCTCAAGGTCGTAAGCTGTCTTCGATTGAGGCGCATGATCTGATGTGCAAAGTAGGTGAAGTAGTAGTCGTTGGCGGTGTACGCCGCTCTGCAATGATTTCCCTGAGCAATCTATCAGATGATCGTATGCGTCATGCTAAGAGTGGTAAGTGGTGGGAGAATGACCCACAACGCGCACTAGCAAACAACTCTGTGGCATACTCAGAGAAGCCTGACAGCATGTCCTTCATGCGTGAGTGGACTGCCTTGGTAGAGAGCGGGTCAGGAGAGAGAGGCATCTTTAACCGGCAAGCTGCTATTAAACAGGCTGCTAAGAATGGACGCCGTGATCCTAATCGTGAGTGGGGAACTAACCCCTGTTCTGAGATCCTCTTAGCTGGACCTAGAACTGATCCAAAGACTGGTAATCCTATTGCTGGCACAGGGGGTCAATTTTGTAACCTCAGTGAAGTAGTAGTACGGGCAACGGACTCTATCGAAGATTTGGAGCGTAAGGTTAGACTGGCTACGATTTTAGGAACAGTACAGGCCACCTACACTAAGTTCCCGTACCTTCGAAAAGTCTGGGAAAAAAATACAGCCGAAGAGCGTCTTCTTGGTGTCAGTCTCACAGGTATTATGGACAACCCTCTAATGACTACAGCTAATAATGGATTAGCTAAGACTTTAGATCATCTAAAGCAGGTTGCAGTGGATACGAATAAAGAGTGGGCAGATAGACTGGGCATAGAGCAGTCTGCTGCTATTACGTGCGTGAAACCATCAGGTACAGTTTCGCAGCTAGTAGATAGTGCTAGTGGCATACATGCACGACACTCTCCATATTACATTCGTACAGTAAGAGGTGATAATAAAGATCCTCTAACGCAGTTTATGATAGACCAAGGCATTCCCTATGAGCCAGAGGCGTTTAAGCCTGATCAAACGACTGTCTTTAGCTTTCCTGTTAAGTCTCCCGCTGGAGCGGTCTGTACGGCTAATCTTACGGCTATTGAGCAGCTTGAGATGTGGCTGATGTACCAGAGACATTGGTGCGAACATAAGCCAAGTGTAACTGTCAATGTGAAGGCTGATGAATGGTTTGAGGTAGGCGCATTTGTGTATGAGAATTTTGATGAGATGTCTGGCGTGTCGTTCTTGCCGTATGATGATCATACTTATCAACAGGCTCCTTATCAAGAATGTGAGGTTTCAGAGTATCAGATGTTGCTGGGTAAAATGCCTGAACGCATCGATTGGTCGAAGCTTGCAGACTACGAAAAAGAGGACAACACAGTGTCCATGCAGACGATGGCTTGTACTGGAGACAGTTGCGAACTTGTTGATATTTCAGCATAAATCCCAATAAAAAAGCCCTCAGATCGCTTGACCTGAGAG